CATCGCCTTCTCACCCTTCGGGATCGAAAACCTGCGAGAGCTCATTGAAATGGACTGTGAACGCGCGCGCTGACCACGCGCGGCCCACGCCGGATGCTTACCACGGTTCCACATGGTCAGCGCTGCACCTGTCAGATCAAGGCCACCCGTGAGCGTAACAAGCGCCATGATGCCAACCGCCCTAGTGCGCGCCAACGCGGCTACACGCGCGATTGGGAACGCGCTCGTGCCGATTTCCTCAAACACTATTCAGTCTGTGCAAACGCCAATTGCCGAGCGCAGGCAACCGTTGTCGATCACGTCATTCCCCATAGAGGCGACCAAGACCTGTTCTGGGACCGGTCCAACTGGCAGCCGCTTTGCCTTCATTGCCACAACAGCGTGAAGCAACGGCAGGAGCGCGGCACATGAGTGTGAGCAGTGAGCGTGCATTGTGGTGCGAAGTTCTGATGATGGCGATTACAGATGCAACCAACGGCATTTGTGAGGCCCCAACACAGGCGGCTCGTATCAGCGCCGTTGAAAGAGCACGGCGGTTCCTGACCCGCCCAAACGACGACTTCAATGAACTCTGCTATCTGGCCGGTGTCGATCCACAAGCCACTCGTGAACGGCTGGTCAAGCAAATCACGCAAGCACCTGACCCTGACACTCTCGCATCGCGAGATGGCAGATCGCATCATCGTCGGTCTAGTCGCTCACGGAAATACAAGGAGCACGGCAGGCCGGGGGTGGTCTCCAACTTCAAGGCCACTAATGGAACCGGCGATGGAACAGCCGCACAAGATAGCCCCAAAATAGATTTTGAAGGATCGAACTAAAATGAGCATTACACCCCTTAGCCTACTGAAAAGCCAACTGAATATCGAACACAATCTGGATGACGCCCTGCTAGCGCACAAGCTGGACGTGGCAGAGGAATGGATTGGGAATTTTGTCGGCACACCCTTTGCCGATCATGTTCCGCTTCCGGTATCCCTGACTGAGGCGGCGCTACAGCTTGCAGCCTATTGGTATGGGCAGCGTGAGAGCGTTTCAGATATCCGGATGCTTCCTATTCCATTCGGTGTTTACGACCTGCTTGCGCCCTACAAAGAACGGATTACAGGCCATGTCGCGTAATAAATCTGTGCATGGTTCTGAGGCGCTGAGCCGTCGCCTACGCGCTATCCCGCAAGAGGTTCTGAAAGAGCTACGGCCTGCCCTTGTCAAAGGTGCCGGAGAAATCGCCGACGCCATGGAAACCCTCGTGCCAGAAGATACTGGTGACCTGCAAAACACAATCGCAGTGACAGGGCCAAATGAAACGACGCCAGCCTATGCAAGCGGCGGCGGAAGTGTGACGGCCAAACCCAATCAGGCATTGGTTACGGTTGGCAGTCCGGACGTGCGTTACGGCCACATTGTCGAGTTTGGTTCCGTCAAAACTGAGGCACAGCCGTTCATACTTCCGGCGTTTCGTTTGAAGCGGGCCAAGGTCATGCGCCGGATAGCCCGTGCGATTAGCAAAGCCATCAAGAAAGCGGGAACAGCACAATGATTGAACCTAGCGTAGCCCTGCAAACTGCTATCCGCGCAACCCTGATCGCTGATCCGGCTGTCACTGCACTGGTAGCGCCAGATCACATTCGTGCAGGCTCAACCCGCCCTGATAAAACACCCTGCGTCATCCTTGCTGGTGCCTCTACACAATATCTTGGCAGTGCATCCGGTGGTCAGTATTTGGCCCAGATCAATCTGGATATGCATGTTTGGTCAATCGAAGACGGTGCAGACACGGCCAAAGCAATCGGGTTTGCGGTTTCGCAAGCCGTGATCGGAATGGCCGACGAGCAAGACGATTTCGCAATCGACAGCCTAGATCAACCCCGCGCTGTTTGGATGCGCGATCCACAACCTGAGCTGGCCTACACCCACGGCGTTATCAACGTCGAAGCGGTTGTGAGGTGGCGGACATGACCATGATCAAAGCTGGCAAACTGACTGAGCAAATCCGGTTAGAGCAACGCATTGAATCCGTTCTGCCTTCCGGCGCGGTGGACGTGGCATGGGTGGCGCATGCGACCTTGCGCGCTGAACTGGTGCAGGAAACCGCAGACGCCTTCCTTGGTAGCGTAGAACGCACCGATGACCGCAAAGTGTTCCGCCTTTGGGCCGTGGATTGGATCAGCACCGATATGCGCTTGATCCATGATGACTACACCTACCGGATTGCGCGAGTTGTGCCGCTGGACCGCCTGAGCCTCGAACTGCATTGCGTAAACAGCGCCAACGAGGTTGCGCCATGAGTGTTCACAGTAGAGGCGTTAAACCCAAGCCGGTCAAATCTGCCGATGCACTGACCAAATCGCCGCCGGTGCCTGACTATTTCAGCATCTACGCAAAGGCGGAATGGAAGCGGATTATGCCGCGCCTGATTAAAGATCGGATCATCACCAAGGCTGATCTGGCCGGGGTAGAAACCTACTGCCTCATGATCGGCACCGTGCAAGAGATCGAAACCAACCGGTCACTCAACAGTCAGGATATCGACCCCAAACTGTTCGGTGTGCAAAACCGCGCCGCGCAGACGGCCCGCCAGCTTGCCGCCGAATACGGCCTGACACCGACTAGCCGCGCCCGGATTGGATCGAATGCCGAAACCGATGACGACGCAGATAATCCGCTGGCCGTCCGGTGAACCGTGGATGGCTCAGGCATCATAGATCGCGAAGTGGCGGAATCCGTCAGCGCACCATCGACTTATCCTGCGTGGATATTCGACGGTAGCGCTATTCCCGATCCTTTGGGGCATGGCGAGCGGGCGGTGCAATTCCTACGCCTTTTGCGGCACCCTAACAGCGATGCAAAGAGGCGCGCTTTCCAGCTCTACGATTGGCAGGAACGGATTGTGCGCGCCATCTATGGGCCGCGTGACGAAGATGGCGAGCGGATTGTGCGCGAAGTGTTCTTTATGGTCCCGCGCGGAAATCGGAAAACGTCGCTGGCCGCTGCATTGGCGCTGCTACATCTGATCGGCCCTGAGCGCGTTCCATCCGGTCAAGCAATTTTCGCAGCCGGTGACAGAGAGCAAGCCGCGATCGGGTTTCGTGAAGCGGCAGAAATTGTGCGGATGGACAAGCGCCTTGTCGAAGCAACGAAGATTCACGACGCTTTCAATTCCGCGAAAATGATCAAGAGCATCCTTGACGGCTCTACACTCAAAGCCGTTTCCAGCGACGGTAAAACGCAGCACGGGACCACACCTACGTTCGTTTTGGTCGATGAAATTCACGCTTGGCGGAGCAATGGGCGCGACCTTTGGGAAGCGCTTCAATCCGGCATGGCAAAGCGAAAGGGCGGCCTGACCATTGTGGCGACAACAGCAGGCCGGGGCCGGGAAGGGCTGGCCGCTGAGCGCTACAGCTATGCAAGGAAGGTCGCGGACGGCACAGTTACCAACCCCGCATTCCTTCCGATCATCTTTGAGCCGGAAGCCGGTGACGATTGGACCGATGAGGCGGTTTGGGACAAAGTAAACCCCGGCCTTGCCGATGGCTTCCTTGATCTGAAAAAGCTGCGCAACGATGCACAAGAGGCGCTGGATAGCCCCTCTAAGATGTATGAGTTTCAGCAGTATCACTTGAATATCTGGCACGGGAACAGCCGCGCGCCGCTGTTCAATTTTGATACCTATGACCAGCGCCAGTTTGATGATGATGAAACCGATCTGGAAGGCGAGGAATGCTATCTTAGTATCGACTATGCGCAATCCGGTGATCTGGCGGCAATCGTTGGCGCATGGCGTGTCGATGACCAGATCGCAATCAAGCCGTGGTTCTTTGTGCCAAGTGAAGGCTTGGAAGAACGCGAGCGCCTAGAGGGCGTGCCGTATCGCGAGTGGATTGACGCCGGATATATCACGGTGGTTGAAGGGCCGATCATCACGCAACAGGCCGTGCAAGACGTGGTGCGCGAGATATGCGCGCGGCATGACGTGCAACAGGTGGCGTTTGATCCTTGGAAATTTCAGGTCGCAGCAATGGAACTGTTGGATGATGGAATCCCAATGGTGGAAATGCGCCAGGGGATTGCAACCATGGGGCCAGCCGCCGCCGATCTGGAACGCGCCGTAACGGGTCGCACAATTCGGCATGATGGCAATCCAATGTTGCGGCACCACCTCGCCTCTGTTGCCGCTGTTCGTAATGACACCGGCATGACGCGGATGGCTAAGGCCGATCCCAAGCGTGACCACATTGACGGCGCTGTTGCCGCTGCAATGGCAGTTAGTCGCGCCTGCGCAGCCGAAACAAATTCGAGCAAATACAACAATCCCGAGGCTGACGGCCTCTTTGTCTTTTGAGGTGATGAAATGAGTAATCTACCCGGCCTTGTGGTCGATATTGAAGGCCGCGTGGACAAGCTGGAAAAGGCCTTGGCGAAGGCCAACAAAGCACAACGCCGCGGTGCAGGGCAGATGGAACGCAGGGCTAGTCAGTCCGCGCGGCGCATGGGTCGGACCTACGACCGTGCTGGCCAGAACATGGCTTCGAGCTTTACAAAATGGGGCCGAACTGCCGGGGCTGGTTTGATCGCCGGTTTGGCGGCGGCTGGCATTACCGGGGCCGTTCGTCAGATTGACCAGATAACGTCCAGCATTGCGCAGATCGGCACAGAGGCTGAGCGTTCCGGCCTGTCTATCGAGAGGTTTCAGGAATGGGGCTTTGTGGCCGAACAGAACCGGATCAGCATCGACGCGCTGGTCGATAGTTTCAAAGAGCTACAGCTACGCGGTGACGAATTTGTAGAGACAGGCCGTGGGAGTGCGGCGGATGCATTTACGAGGCTAGGGTTTCGCGCCGATGACTTGGCCGCGCGGTTAGATGATCCGTCAGAGTTGATGCTTGAGATCATCGACCGACTGGAAGGTTTTGATCGCGCTGGCCAGATTCGGATTGCAGATGAATTGTTCGGTGGAACCGGCGGTGAGCAATTTGTGCAGATGCTGGATCAAGGCGAAGCCGGTATCCGCTCAACGATCAGCCGCG